CACGGGTGGACGCCACCGAGTGAAGACACAGACATGCAGCAGAAGTGGCACTTTTATCGCACCCTCACAACCGACAAGAGGTAAGTCATGGCACAGAACTCACTCATGCGGGTCAGCGACGAGCTACCCGAGCGCTCCCTCCTTGCAACCGTGGTGCTGCTCGCCGTCAACGATGCATGCGCCGCGCCTCCGAAACCAGATAACAAGAAAGATGCACCCGCTGGGCTGCGTATGAGCCGTGATGCGTTCACGGCGATGCGGTTCCTGTTTGATACCACGCAGGCTGGCCTCGAGGAGTATTCGATGTGGTTGGACTTCGACGCCGGGCACTTCAGAAAGAAGCTGCAAGAAACGATGATCGACAACGGCCCGCAGAACTTGAACGGGTTTGAACCGATGCAGCGCCGAAATTTTAGATACAACTACGGGATGTGGCTCAGAACTAAAGACCTTAGCGATATGTTTGAAGAGGAGAGCGAAGATGCTGAAGACACTGCCGCTTGATGTTGCTCGTTGCCACGGCGTTCGATGGGGTAACGAAAAAGATGGGGAAATTCTCTCTCCATGCAAAACCTGTAAACGCCGTTCGCAGATGGCGATTGACCGACCAACAGATCGAGTTGTGCGGATCACCCCGCCTTTGTTTGATAAGGGCACCTGCCCAAGCAGGATAGGAGAGTGAGATGAACGAACGAATCCGTGAGCTTGAGAAACAGTGTTGGGATCCTCAAACCAACCATTTGAATTCTGAAAAGTTCGCCGAGTTGATCATCAAAGAGTGCCTGCGCATCGCTGACCGCCGAGGCGCTTATCAGATCATGGACGCCATCATTGAACGGTTTGGAGTGGAGAGATGACCGAAGCCTTCTTCATCGGCTACGCAGTCGGCATTCTCACTGGCTACGTCGCATTCGCACCTGAGACACGGTTCAAGCGGAACTTCGTTGATGGTCTGACGTTGCGGTTTTTGTGGAGGCGGAGATGAGGCACCACCGTCTGTACTACGTCATGCTGTACAAGTATCAAGAACTCCCGCATGGCAACAGCAATTTCATCGTCACGCCGTATCTCGGTCGGGCGCGGTACTACGCGAAGCGGCTGAAGCGAAAGGATCGGCAGATTGATGTACGGGAGCGGGGTGGGCGTGGGTATGTATTGAAAGGGAGTTGGATATGAGCATCGCAGTTATGAAGCAGGCGCTGGAGGCGTTGGAAGATCCGTGGAAAACTGGGCCGGATGGTGTAGCGAACGCAATCACCGCCCTCCGCGCTGCCATCGAGCAGTCTGAGAAGCGCCAATGGGTCGGGCTGACGAATAAGGACATCATTGAGATGTGGCCTGAAACATCGACGGTCGGGTGGGATGACATTCGGCTAATCGAAGCAAAGCTAAAGGAGAAAAATCAAAGAATCTGCACACGAAGTTTTACAAGAGGCGATGGATGAGAACCCGGACACAGTTGTAGTGATGCTGTTCTGGAAAGCCCAGAATCAATTCATGATTAAGACATCTATGCAGCAAGACAGGCTGAGTCTGATCGGTGCGATTGAAGAGGCGAAGGCCAAGATCATTAAGGACGGGTACGCATCATGAGCATCGCGGTCATGAAACAGGCGCTGGAGGCGTTAGAGCAGATCAACCAACTTAGCATTGGCGAGAACGCTCTCGCTCTGCCGGGTGAAATCGACGGAGCGATGGACAACCTCCGCGCTGCCATCGAGCAGGCTGAGAAGCGCAAATGGGTCGAACTGACGGACGACGAAGCGCGTGCTCTAGTCAATCGCGTTACTTTCGGCGATAGAACAAACTGGCAAGCGTTAATTTATATAGTCGATGCAAAGCTGAAGGAAAAGAATCATGGCTAAGCCCATGACCCGTGCCGAGTGGGAAGCATGGGTTGAGAAAGCGTGGGACACAGCCGTAAAAACGGCGCAAGAGCCAAAGGAATGGGTCGGGCTGACGGAGATAGAAATTTGCGACATTGAGGCAGACGAATTGACATCAGCCAGCAGTGAAACCTTTTCGTTCGCCCGCGCCATCGAAGCAAAACTGAAGGAGAAGAACACATGACGTACGGGCCGCCTGTTGTTAAGACTTGCGAGTATTGCAAACAGGAGTACATGTGCCCGAATGCTAGAAAAGATAAATCCCGCGTCTGTTCTATTACATGCCACAACAAATCTGGCACGAAACCTCGCACAAAGTACACATGCCAAAACTGCAATGACACATTTATGGCGCGTCCTGATCATGGAGCGGACAGAAGGTTCTGTAGTCGGAAATGTTTTTTAGAAAACTGTGTACAACCAACAGATAAAGCGTGTTTGTATTGTGGTTCTATGTTTATAGCGAAACGATCATCAACAGCAACGTGGGGGGATGGACGAAGGTTGTACTGCTCGAAGCGGTGCTTTACATTAGGGGCACGCACATTTGAAGAAAAGCCTTGCGCTGTTTGCGGCGTAATGTTTTACCCAAGAAGTAGAGAAAAACAAGAAAAGCAGCACACATGCTCTACTAAATGTAAAAATGTATTTTTCTCAGGAGTGAACGCTGCTGGGTTTCGGGGTGGAGAATACGTGCAACATCATGCTAACCACAAGTTTGTGTTGGTTGGAAAACGCCAAGACTATGTAGGCAAATACATGGCTGAACATAGGATGATTATTTCAAAATACTTAGGGAGGATGATCAAGCGCACCGAAGTTGTCATTCACATAAACAACCAAGGGTTAGATAACCGGCTGTCCAATTTGTACTTGTGTGAATCCATGAGCGAATTTGGCAAGAGAGTAATTTGAAAACGTATAAGGAGAAGAACACATGAGCGTACACAAAGAGCTGTACCGACTGATCGTGACCGACAAAGAATTCAATCTTGAAGCGGGTGCGGATCTGAAAGAACACCTTGCCAATACCAACGAGGTCATCATCAAGCGGTACTCAAAGACCCAGATGCTCACGAGCACGATGGGCGAGCTAGCCCGGAAAGAACTGCACGACAAGCTGGACGAGTTTCTTAATTCATTGGAATAAGTTTCATGATCGTAAAAGAAAAACTAGAGCGCCACATGCGAAGACGAAAAGGTGGCGTTACAACCAAAGAACTGTCTAACTATTTTTTGGTAGGAAGAACTACTGTTAACTCTGTCATGCGGGAGTTAGTCAATGAAGGGAAAATCATCAGCGAAAAAACTTCCCCAAACAATCAAAACAGCTGGAAGTGGAACCACCGTGGAGTGGCCGTTTCCAAAGACGTTGATAACGTACAGCCAAGCGACCCCACCCCCAACAAACCCCCAGTCATCGGGCCGACAAGCACGTGGACAACGAGCTACCCGCACGTTCGCGGATATGATGACTGACTTAGGAGAAGCAAAATGGTAGACGACCGTATGGACAACGCCTATGAACTGGCCCAGAAGTGCTGGGCCAAGGCGTACAACACCAGCCCTGAGTTCGTAGAAGGCTATCTTGAGCTGGCTAAAGAGTTGCTGACGTCAAAACCGCTTGTTCTAGGTGACGAGTTTCGAGCAAACTGCAGGGTGCGCGGACTCACTCGCCCCAAGGAACTGCACCCCAACGTGTGGGTCTCAGGCGTACGAGCGCTGAAGCAAGTCACAATCACATGCCCGTCGTCACGATGTGGAAGAGCACCCTATACAACGAGGACAACCTATGAACGACTACGCAAACCCACTGCTTACGCTGCGACACATGTTGAAAGACTACGAACAACTCCTGATTGAGCGGAAGTGGGCAGACGCCGTCGACATGGGACCAGACCTGATCGCACAGATGCGGCTCCTTGTGCAGACCGTCCGCATTCAAGCGGAGGAGACGCGGCTTTGAGGAAGATCAATCACATCAAGATGGCTAAGACCATTGCGTTGCTGCACAACGGCCCGACGACGGCAGCACGGCTAGCAAGCGAAGCAGAGGTGCATCTTGTGACCGCCCAGTCATGGCTTCGCGAACTACGACAGCAAGGCGTTGTGCACATCACGCAGTGGCAACAGGACAACTTAGGTCGGGATTGCATCCCCGTGTATGCACTGGGCAAAGGCGACGATCTACCCCGTCGCCGCACGACCCGTTCCGAAATCATGAAACGCTACCGGGAGAGAAAACGTGGAACCGACGCCAGCGCGTGATACACAAGTAGGCGGTGCGCACTACAAGACCCTGCGCGTGCAGCCTTGGGATGTGGTGGACACATGGCCGCTCGAACAACAGATCGGCTTCTACCGGGGCAACGCCCTCAAGTACCTCATGCGAATGGGGTCCAAGGATGAAGCTTTGCAAGAGATCAAGAAGGCAGCACACTACACACAGAAACTGATCGAGGTGCTGTCAGTACAGCGTTAATGCCCATTGGGCATGTACCAGCAGAGGGGTGCCCGCCTTGTAGATGTGGGCCTTTGCTGAGCAGTGTAAGTTGTCCGCACACTGCATCTCCTCACCGCGAATCAGGGGGGCGCGGAATCTACATTTCCCCCCTACCCAACACAAGGATTTTGCAATGGCAACTCCCGAAGCGACAGTTAAGAAACATATACGTAAAATCTTGGACAAAACAAGGACGTACTACGCCATGCCGATTGGCACAGGCTATGGCAACAGCGGCGTGCCGGACTTCCTTGTTTGTCACGATGGGCACTTCATTGGCATTGAGGCAAAAGCCGGAAAGGGGCAGACCACCGCACTACAAGAAAAGCACTTAGCTGACATCCGTGCCGCTGGCGGCACGACGTTTGTGATCAACGAGACCAACCTTCACCAACTAGAGGAGTTCCTAAATGGACAGGGCTGAGTATGAGCAGTTTGTAGAGATGCTGGACAGCTTGCCACTGAGCAGACGTTTCGTATTCTTGAACGCGCTGAGCCTATTTGTGGACTGCTGCAAAGAAGACTCGGACCTGAGCGCAATACTCATCGTAAAGAAAGACACGTTCGTGGACAACGAGTCGGTGCTCAACATTGCGGCGCTCAACGCTGACATGGACGACGCCTACGAAATACTTGAGATGGCATACAACAAAGTGGCCGAAGACATTAAAGAGGGAGCGCCTGACCGTGGCAGCTACAACTAAACGCCCGTTCGATCAGATCATTGTGCTGGACTTCGAGACGGCGTGGTGCAAGAAGACCTACACGTTGTCGAAGATGACGACCGAGGAGTACGTGCGTGACCCGCGCTTCAAGGCGTGGGGTCTGTGCTGGAAGCCTGTCGGTGCGGAGGGTGCTGCCGAGTGGCTAAGCCGCGACGAGATTCAAGGTTGGGTGATCAGTATTGATTGGTCCCGCACTGCGGTGCTCGCCCACAATGCGCAGTTCGATATCACGATCCTGTCTTGGGTGTACGGTGCCAACCCGTGCCACATCTTCGACACCTTGTCGATGGCCCGCGCACTGCGCGGAATCGAGGTAGGCAACAGCTTAGGCAAACTCGCTGAAGCTTTCGGCCTACCGCCAAAGGGCAACGCCGTGTACAGCACCGACGGCATGCTGGATGCGCTTGCGCCTGAGGTTGAGACGGAGCTTGCCGAATACTGTGCCCACGATACGTATCTCTGCGAAGAGATATTTAAGCGTCTGCTGCCCGGATACCCGGTCAAGGAGCTAAAGCTTATCGACATGACGCTGCGGATGTACACCCGCCCGCTGCTCGAGCTAGATCAGAACATGCTCACGCATGCCATCTTGGAGGAGAAGGAAACGCGTGACGGGCTGCTTGCGAGATTGGGCGTCGAGGAAACAGCGTTGGCAAGCAACCCGCAGTTCGCTGAGCTTCTGGTGTCGATGGGGTGCGAGCCGCCGATGAAGACCAGTAAGACCACGGGCAAGCCGACCTACGCCTTGGCAAAGAACGACGCACTGTTCCAAGCGCTGCTCAACGGTGAACGAGAAGAAGTGGCGCTTCTGTGTGAGGCAAGGCTGCGCGTCAAGGCGACGACGGAGCGGACTCGAGCGCAACGGTTTCTGGACATCGCTTTTCGTGGCGCACTGCCAGTACCGCTCAGCTACTACGGGGCAAGCACCGGACGGTGGACA